GCTCGGTAAAATTGTGGGTCCAGAAAAACTCGTCAAAATAGAAATTACCGTGATAGCCCTGGGCGGTCCTGGCGCTAGTTCCGAGGAAATACAGGTGAGCGCCGTTCGGCAGCACAATCGGGTCGCCCGACAGTTCCACGCCGGCGGCTTCCTTGGCGAACTGGACAATGTATTGCTTGAAGACGTGCGCCTGCGCCTTCGATGCCGATAGAAAAATCTGATTGCGGCCCGTCGCCAGCGCGTCGGCCAGCGCCTCGCGGGCGAAGTACCAGGTCGCGCCGATCTGGCGCGATTTCAGAATAATGCGTGTTCTCTCATGGCCGTTGCGATACCAGACCTTTTGGTAGTCGAACAGGGAATTGCGGAAAGCGTCGAGTAGCTGGCTTTTCTGGTCCTCGCTGAAATCGTTGCGGGTCGGCTTCTTCTTCGGGCCGGCGTTGCGTTTGTCCAGGTTCGGATTGAGATCCGCCTCATTGCCGCCGCCGTCATAGCGGCGCTTGCGCGACATCTGCACCAGGGAGCGCGTTAATAGGTCGATTTCCTTAAAATCGCTGCCGGTCTTGACCTCTTTACTTACCAGCTGGACCATGCGCGCTTCGATCTGTCCTTCCACGCGTTCAATGGCCGTCGACAAGTGCCACTTGTCGCGCTCTTTCCAACTGGCGACGGTGCTGCGCTTGATTTTTAGGTGTTTTGCTATTGAGGTAATGCGCCAGCCCTGCCAGTACAAAGCGCGGGCGGCGTCGCGCATGGCGGCGGGGTCATTGGAAACAGCAGCAAGCTTTGCCAGCATGCCTGGCGCGCGCGTGGCGCTGCGTTTGGCTGGTTTCGATTGGACAGGTTTGATTAACATGCCGCCAGCGTAGAGGGCAACGCCTGCAAAAGCGCCTGTCAGGAAGTCGCTAAAGGGGTTATCAACCCACTGCCGATTGTTGAGCAGCGCAGTAATGTCCACCATGGCGGTATTCGAACTTTGTGAGTATCGCCACCACTATGTCCACACCGACAGCCAAGCCCGTAGCAGGTAAACAATCCAAATTCTTCCGCGTCGCCGTCGAAGGCGCCACTACCGATGGCCGCGTGATTGATCGCGGCTTTATCGAGCAGATGGCCGCTAATTTCGATCCGCAGGTCTATGGCGCCCGCATCTGGATGGAACACCTGCGCAGCACCTGGTCCGCTGGCGAATTCAAAGCCTATGGCGACGTGACGGCAGTCAAGGCCGAGGAAATCACCCTGGGCGGCGCCAAGAAGCTGGCATTGTTCGCGCAAATCTCGCCTACGCCGGAACTGGTCGCCATGAACAAGGCGCGGCAAAAAATCTATACCAGCATCGAAATCAATCCGAAATTTGCCGATACCGGCGAAGCCTACCTGGTCGGTCTGGCCGTCACCGACAGCCCCGCCAGCCTTGGCACTGAGGTGCTGTCGTTTGCTGCCCTTCATCCCGAATCGAATCCGTTTGCGGCCCGCAAGCAATCACCGGAGAACCTGTTTACGGCAGCCGAGGAAACAGCGCTGGAATTCGAGGACATCCCCCAACCTGAACCCGAAGGAATCAAATTGTCCGACACCCTCAAAAATCTGCTGAATCGCTTTTCTACCAAGACCACCAGCGACGACACGCGCTTCGGTGAACTGGTCGACGCCGTCGAAACCCTGGCAACGCATGCGAATCTCAGTGCGGACGAATTTTCCGAAGAAAAGAAACGCATCGATACCCTGGAAGCCGCCCTGAAACAGACGACCGAGGATTTCGCGGCATTCAAGCAACAAGTCGAATCGACCGACGCCAACCCCACGCACCGGCCAACCGCTGCCGGCGGCGATGGCGTGGCGGAAACCGACTTTTAATCGCTGCCGGCTTGCCCGCCGCATTGAACACCGTCCCCATTATTCAGGAGCTATTTGCATGAGAAAAATTACCCGCGTCGCCTACGACAAATACACCGCCCGCCTGGCCCAATTGAACGACACCGCCAGCGTTTCCAGTTCCTTCAGCGTGGCGCCGAGTGTGCAGCAGAAGCTGGAAACCAAGATTCAGGAATCGAGCGAGTTTCTGAGAAAAATCAATATCTATGGCGTCACCGAGCAGGAAGGCGAAAAAATCGGCCTGGGCATTTCCGGCCCGATTGCCGGTCGCACCAATACGGATAAGGCCGACCGTAAGACCCGCGACTTGACCGCCCTGGACAATCGCGGCTATCGCTGCGAAAAAACGAACTTCGACACCCACATCAAGTATCAGACCCTGGACGCCTGGGCCAAGTTCGCCGATTTCCAGCAGCGCATCGCCAACGCTATTCTTGCGCGCCAGGCGCTGGACCGCATGATGATCGGTTTTAATGGCCGTACGGTGGCCGCCGATACCGACATCGATAAAAATCCGTTGCTGCAGGACGTGAACAAGGGCTGGTTGCAGCATTACCGAGAACAGGCGCCGCAGCGCGTCATGCATGAGGGAGTAAAAGATTCCGGCAAGGTGGTGGTCGGCACCGGCGGAGACTATGCCAACCTGGACGCCGCCGTGTTCGACGCGGTCAACCTGCTCGATCCCTGGTATCAGAAAGATGCCGGCCTGGTTGCCATCGTTGGCCGGGAGCTGTTGCACGACAAATATTTCCCCCTAGTAAATACCAAGCAGGCGCCGACCGAGACACTGGCGACCGATATCGTCATCAGTCAGAAACGGATCGGCGGCTTGCAAGCGGTGACGGTCCCTTATTTCCCCGACAACACCATCCTGATTACCCGCTTCGACAATCTGTCGATCTACTGGCAAGAATCGGCACGCCGGCGCCGGGTAGTCGATGAAGCCAAGCGCGACCGCATCGAAAACTACGAATCGTCCAACGATGCGTATGTGGTCGAGGACCTAGGCTTAGGCGCCTTGATCGAAAACATCGCCCTGGTGGCCTAGGATGGCGGACCTTTCCCCCGCCCAGCGCCATAAGGCGAGAATACTGGCCGAGCGCGCCGCCGCCGATACCCAGCCGGGCGGTGTGACCCATGGCAGCGCCTACGAACTGATGTTGTATAAGCTGGCAAACGACCGCCGTAGCTTGGGAAATATCCAGTCGATGGAGCGCAAGATCGAAGTAAAAGCCACATTGCTGCCCGAGTACCAGGACTGGATTGACGGCGTGCTGGCAAAAGGTAACGGCGGCCAGGACGATGTATTTACGGCGCTCCTGGTGTGGCATATCGACTGCGGCGAGTACGTCAGGGCGGTCGAGATGGCGCGCTATGCCATGCAGCATCAGCTGACCTTGCCGGACCAGTATCAGCGCGATATCCCGACCGTGTTGCTCGATGAATTTGCCAGCGCGTATTCCAACGGCAAGCTGGCCGAGAACCCGGCGGTGGCCGTCGACATCCTGACGGCCGTACAGCAGTTGACAGAACCCTGCGACGCGCCGGACCAGGCGCGGGCCAAGCTGTTGAAGGCGAACGCTTGCGCAATGGTCGCCGTCCTTGACCAGGCTGGCGCCGAGCTGCTGATGGCCTCGCAACGCCCCCAGGCGGAAGCCGCCCATGCACTGATGGAGCGCGCCCTGGCACTGTACCCCGGCGTCGGCGTGAAACAGACGATGGATCGTCTGCGTGCGCGCATTCTTAAAACCGTACCGGACTAAACGAGCACCCCCTGGCGCACGGCGGCGCGGGTCGATGACCGAATCACCACGATTTCTGTCTGACGCCCGCCCACCGCCGGTCTATATCGAAAGTTTTTTTACTTTTACCCCTATGAGCTTTATTGCCTTTGCGCCTCCCTCTGCTGGCGCGTCTGTCACCTTGCCGGAAGTCGGCAGCGTGGAAAACGACGGGTTTTATCCTGACATCGTTTTGCAGGACGTGCGCGACAACATGAGACTAGACGGCACCGTCACCACGCCGCGACTGACTCAGGCGATTGTGGCCGCCGTCCTGCACGTCAATGCAGAACTGCGCGACTGGAAGCTGCAGCAGGTTGCCGTCGGCTTCGCAAGCCTGGCCGCCGTGCCGGCGGACCGGGTCAATCGTGAAAGCGTCAATATTTCCCACTATCGCCGCGCCGTCTACTGCTGGGCCAAGGCAGATCTCATCGAGCATTACCGCGACTACGACAGTACCGCGTCTTCCCTATCCGATAAAAAGATGATAGAGGCCCTGGACAACGCGCCAGCCGAGCAGCGCCGTAATGCCCATTGGGCCATTGCCGACATCATTGGCCGGCCTCATGTCACGGTGGAACTGATCTGATGCAAGTGCGCGCCCAACAGCATGACACGCTGGATCTGCTGTGCTGGCGCCACCTGGGCGCCACCGCCAACGTGGTCGAGGTGGCGCTCGAACTCAATCCCGGCCTGGCCGAGCTGGGGCCGATCCTGCCGCACGGCCTCCTGGTCAACCTGCCAGAACCTACCGCAACCCCCACTAAAACCGCCCAGGTCGTCAACCTTTGGGATTGAGAAATTGGAGAATTTACTTATGGCAGAACCCAGCACCACCTCCCTGGTCGTCACCAGCGCCGCCGGCATCGGCCTGTCAACGCTGTTCCCTGGCATTGACGGCAATGCGTTGATCGGCGCCTTCGCCGGCGCCACGCTGGTGGCGATCACCAGCAAGAACCTGCCTGTCATGCAACGCCTGGCGTATATGGTCATTTCCTTAGCCATCGGTTACCTGGCCGCGCCCGAGGTCATCAGCAACACGCCCTTAAAACAATCGGGCGTGGCCGCCTTCTTCGCGTCGGCGGCGGCCATTGCGCTGACCCTGCACGGCATCGACCTGATTAAAACCATAGAGCTACCGGCCTGGATCCGCAAAGGCGGTGACCATGACTGAATTGTTTACCGTGATCGCCCTGGTCAGCTATGCCGGCACCTGCATCCGGCTGCTGTGCTTTCAGCGTGGCCTGGCTAACCACCGCTTCCACCTCTCTCTGCTGGCCTGGCTGTTGATCGTTGCCACCGGCACCAGCGCCCTGGAGATCTTGCTGGGTCACAGCCACCCCTCTTTCGGGCAGGCCGGCGTCGCCTTGACCTTGTGCTACCTGGTGCACCGCGCCCAGGGCAATTTTGCGAACATCATCAGAGGAATCGAATGACCCCATTGACCGAACATTTCACGTTGAAAGAATTTACCGACAGCGACAAGGCGAAACTCCTGGGTATCGTCAACACGCCGGCGCCGGCCATCGTTGCCAACCTGCGGCGCCTGGCGCGTTTCAATGAACTGGTGCGCCTGGAGTTGGGCGGCGCAGCCATGACCATTTCCAGCGGCTATCGCTGCCCAGCCCTGAATCGGGCGGTCGGCGGCGCTGCCAACAGCGCGCACCTGGATGGCCTGGCTTGCGATTTTATTGCGCCGGCCTTCGGCACACCGATGGCGATCTGCCTGGCGCTCGAAAAATCCTATCTGCAATTCGATCAACTGATTATTGAGCGCGTCGGCGGCGCGGTATGGGTTCACCTGGGCATTGCTCTTGAGGGCAAGACACCGCGCCGCCAGTTGCTGACCATCGACAGCCGCGGCACTCGGGTGGGCCTATGGAATTGATCGTCAAAAGTGTCATTTCTGCTCTGTTCGTCGGTGCGCTGGGCCTGGTGATTTATGTGCAGCGCGGTAGTCTGGTCGCTGCCAGCGAACGCGTCGAGCGGGCCGAACAAGCCACACGCGACCGGGACGGTACGATCAAGACCTTGACCGACACGGCGGCCAAGGACAAGAAGGCCGCCGCCAAGCTGCAAGCCGCCCGCGCCAATATCGCGGCTACCCTCACTGAACGGGAGAACCTGATTGAAAGCCTCCAACATGACAACGCTACGATCCGCAGCTGGGCCGATGCTCCTTTGCCTGACGCTATTGCCCGGTTGCGGGACCGTCCCACCACCACCGGCGCCGACGATTACCGTCAACGCGTGCCCAGCGGTGACGCGCTGCCAGCTACCGGCGGCGGCGCCCAGGACTAACGGGGCGTTGAATCTCTCCCTGGAGCGGGCAGAAGCGGCGTGGGCGGTTTGTGCCGCCGAAGTCGATATGGTCTACTTTTATCAGCAGAAAGCCAATGTACAAGCCAAAAAGCCTTAGAGCACACCTGACCGCAGTCAGCGCCGAGCTGCGACAGAATCCCGATAAACTGCTGATCTTTGCGGAGGGCGGCAATACGGTGGCGACTGGCACGGCTTCCCTGTCGTTTGAATATCGGTATAAATTGAATATCATCATTACCGACTATGCTGGCAGCGAGGATGCCATCATGATCCCGCTGCTGGCCTGGGTACAACTGCACCAACGCGATTTATTAGACAATCAGGAATTGCGCAAGACCGGCATCGGTTTTGAGGTCGATTTCAATAATCACGAATCGGTGGACATCGCCATTACGCTGGCGCTGACCGAGCGTGTCATCGTCAAACAGGCGGGCGCTGGTCGGCTGGAAGTGGTGCACCTGGCCGAGCCGCAACCCACGCCGGTCTACAGCGATGCATTCTGGCAAGCCTATGCAGGCGAAACACTCCTGGCTGAGTGGCAGACGCCGGTCGCGCCCATATGAGCGACGATCTGTCCACCCTGGAAACCTGGGCTGGCGCACTGCTGGCCCGGCTTCAACCTGGTCAGCGCCGGATGGTCACGCGCAAGATTGCCCAGGACT